AATCTCCTACTCTCATCTGGCAAACATTGGCCTGGGCTATATCAGAAATGTATCGGAAGCCAGGAAATGCGCTTTGAGGGAAGCCCAGGATTTGGCCCCACAATTTGGCTATCAAGATGATGAACCCAATCAAAAGTTTGTGAAGGAAGTTAGTTGGCATGATGAAGAAAGTTATAAGCAATCTCATGGGGACACTCATGGTGAAACTGATATGGCCAATTCAGAAGAGAAACGGGAAGTTCAGATTGGTAAGGAAATCTTGGCGGTTATTAAGTCGCCGGGAATGGATAGGGCTATGGAAACTGAAAAGGGAAAACTACAGCAGTTGGCCCAAGAACTCATTCAAATGCACGGAGCCAAATAACCAATGTCATTACCCGGCAGATATTTTTCGATCAGAGACATGAAGGTGATTAACTCCTTCAATGCTGAACTGTTGGGCGATATCATCCAAACTGAAGTAATCATTTACAAAATGGCGCCGGCGGAAATGCAAATCAACGTGTATGGTGAAACTTCTCCTGAAACCGGTAAGTTGTATTATCCTGGTATTGAGATTACGTGTCTTATTGACCGAGCCGACATCAACACCGATTACGATGACTTTGGACCGGATAGAAGTCAAGCCGTGGTATTTAAGTTTCGGGAAGAGATGCTCAAACTGGTTAATCTGTTTCCCGAAGTCGGTGACATCGTTAAGTTTAATGAGCGTTATCACGAAATTGATAACGTAGTCCAAGAGCAGTTTTTGGGCGGCGCAAGCGAAAAATCTTTAAGTATCATAGTCAATACTCACTACAGCCGACTCAGTAAGTTGTCGATGGTGGAAAGACAAAAGTAATTTATGGCTTGGAAAGGCGATAACACAAATCCCGTACCGAATAACCAACAGGAAGCGGCGAATAGACACGAAGACCGAATAGAGGTTAACCGTGCCAAACAGGTGCGCCGCGATACCGACAAACAAAAAGATTTCACGGTTCGTCTCATTGATATTGATACGACCATAATGAATCAGTTGGATAAGTTTGATATACAGGTGGTAGATGAAGGAAAAAACATCAAAGTCCCATTATACTACGCCTCTCCCGAAAAATGGAAATCCATACAGAAAGATGGAGTTATCCGTGATTATCAAGGAAAAATGATTCTACCAGCCTTGGTCTTCAAACGAACCACTTCGGAAAAAGATCCGGCCCTGTTAGCCTTCAACCGCTATCTCCGTTATCCCGTAATGAAGAAGTATTCCACCAAAAACAAATACACTCAGTTCAGCGCATTGGTGCCGCAAAACGCTCCGATCAATGAAGTGTATGACGTGGTGACTCCTGACCATATGATTTTCACTTATCACTTTATCATTTGGACGGAGTATGTGGAGCAGAATAACGCGATTGTGGAACGGCTTAACTTTGAGACAGAAGATTACTGGGGTGAACCAAACGGCTTTCGTTTCCGTACCCGCATTGATTCGTTTTCGCATACCATTGAGCTTCAGGTCGATCAAGACCGCATTGTTAAGACGGAGTTTGATATGATGGTCCACGGCTATCTGTTGCCTGATATTTTCCAAACAATGCAAGGTACACTTCCAACCACTCAAAAATGGCTTACTCCCAAAAAAGTCGTTATGGGCATCGAAGTCGTCAGCACCGGCTTTGACCTCAATTCCACCATAAAAAATGAAAACTCTGAAAAATGGAAGAGCCAGCAGTATCCCAACCTTGACTACGGCGATAAGATACCACCACCGCCTATGGTTTTTGATTCAGATTTGAGTGATGTTTCCACGATTATTCCAAGAAGTCCGGGAGCGAGTACCGATATCGTAAACGCCTTGAAGGCGGCCAGCTTTAAATCGCCCACGGTCGCTTGGCACTTTCCTCCGACTGGAGCTGGTGAAGACGGTTGGATTTCCTATGACCGAAATTACTACTACATTTATGTTGGTGGTTCCTGGAGACGAGCTCCATTAAGCCAGTTTGATTTTGTATCGGTTGCCCCGTGGTCGCCTCCCGACACCGGCTCATTGGGAGCTTCAGGAGACTTGATTTTTGACGCATTACAAACAGCCACCACCGCGACGCCGTCCGTAGTATGGCAATTTCCGCCACCCAAACTTTCTACTGACCCAGGAAGAGAAGGTAGAATTTCGTTTGATACCGATTACTACTATATTTATGTAGGAGGAATGTGGCGAAGGATACCGGTGATTTTGTTTAATACCTTCCCGACATTTACATAAGAGAGCATATGGCGACATACAACCCAAAAGACATTTTTGTTAGTCAGAAAGACTCAACTGGTTTAAACTTCCAAGAGAAGGTACTTACTGCTGTATCAAATTCGTATGTTTTCTTTGATAATCAACTGAATCTTACAACGATTACAACGGGTTCATTACCCCAAACTGCTTCTTGGGCAATAAACGCAGTTAGTACAAGTTTTGTGACCCAAGCCGAATCTGCGTCTTTTGCTATTACCACTTCGTTCGCACTGAATGCCGGTGAAACATTTACCGGAAAACAAAATTACAATGTTCCTGTATGGATAAATAATCAGTTGAGCGCAACCAGTAGTATTAGTGTTGATAGTGATACGCATGTTGTTATCAACAATGCTTCGTTTCCTGACCCATCATCAAAGGAAGTCCTCATACTCCGCCAACCGAATGAAAATGCATATAGCGCAATCCGAGCCACCGGCAAAACCAACAATTATTTCCAGTTGGTCATGCAAAACGAAAGTACGGGTAGTGACGCTTCTACTGACTTGATAGCCGATTCTGATGAGGGAATAACTGGTGGTAATTTCATTGACTTGGGAATAAACTCATCCCAATATAGTAATCCTGCGTATGATATCGGCGGACCCAACGACGGTTATCTGTATGTGGATGCTGGTGTACCAGGCGAAGGCAATCTTTCCATTGGAACAAGAAAAGCTGGCACCGTTGTTAAATTCCACGCCGGCGGAACTACCGCAGATAAAGAAGTGGCTAGAGCTACTGAAGCAGGATTTTTTGCGACAGGTTCTCTATTGGGAACGGCAGCTACGGCCAGTTTTCTTTCTGGAAACGGTGTAGTTTCAGGATCACTTCTTTACAGCACTTCTTCCGATGTAAAATTCCGTCAAGAAGGTCGGACATTCTGGGATTATGACGCTCATACGCTGGCTATCATTCCAGACAAAACCGGATCAACTCTCCAAGTGGGTCAGGAAATGTGGCTTCGAGCCGTCGGACATGAGTTCATTCCTAATGGTTCAGCGGTCTATTTTGACGATGCTGTATCAGGAGTTCCATGTGTTTCATTGGCACTCGCCGATGGAACTGGAACAAAAGATGATGTAGTTGGTGTTTCTACCGAAGACATTCCAAGTGGCAGCGTAGGATTAATAACCATAATGGGACAAGTCCATGAGCTGAATACGTTGGCGTATCCTAAAGGTACTTTGTTGTATCTATCCACTACGACTTCTGGTTCATTCCAATCCACACCACCTTTAGACCCGCATGAAACTGTCGCGGTGGCTCGCGTTTTGATTCAGGACGTTTCGGTAGGTGTCATCGAAGTAAAGGTTTCCAACCTTGGAGCTAAAAACTACCCGTTCGTTGGCTTAACCACCATTCCTACAATCGTATCCAGTAGCGTAACTGCAACGGGAAGTATCGTCACTGTCGGGGCAGCTTCAGCTAATTTCTGTCAAACGGCTGATGGAGCTGGGTTGATAAAGAATTACCCAATCCCGTCAGCCTCATTCGTAATAACCGCTTCGTTTCTTGATGTCCAATACATCATGGCGACCTACAATAGTGGTTCGCCAGTGTATTTCATGGATACAACCAGAGATGCGGCGGACAGCATCCAGACAACTGTAATTTCTACCATAGTGCCCATATCAGGAGGCCGTCCTTCTTTTGCAAATTGGGGTGATCCAGGCATTCTCCTGGCCAACAAAGATTACCTGCGTGTACAAGCCCTGCGTAGAATAGAACGACAAGACGGATTAGTTTTGTCGGTGTATGACCAGACAAACAGGTATTTTTCAATCACTGAAGGAACCGCTTGGCAGGGAGTAACTCCTAGTGATTTACTGGCCATAAATTCCACCGTGAATAGAGTTGTTTTGGTAGCGCACTCCGCCAGTGTATGGTCCGGCTCCCTGATTACTCAACTCACCAACACTCAATGCGACAATGGCACAGACATTGTTGATTTGGGCGCAGGGGCCGACCACTGGGTAGTCAACTATGTCTATAGGACAATCGGAACTCTAAACGCAACGGTGGTAATGTATAGTCAGGACTACACTTCTGTAACCGATGCGATTGCAGGAGGTGCGCCTGTTTCACCATCAGAATTTTTGGATACTGCGTTCCTTGTCAGTCGTGTTATTTACAAGAAAAGCATTGTTCCTGAAGTCCAAGTTGACTCAGCTTATACCAAGACATATGTTCCTGCTGGAATTACGATTCACAGTCAGTTGAGTGGATTGGACGGCGGCAATTCAACACTTAGCAATTATTATCACCTTACTTTAGCTGAATACGGAAATACCACCAGTGGATCATTTCTCCGACAAACAAGTTCAGCAGATATTGCATTACTTGGTACTGCATCTCAGGCTAAGTCAGCCAGTTACATCATTCCAGGTGCCACTTTCCAAATCGTTTCTGGTTCCAATGGTGTTTCGCCCGCTTTCATTGAACCGTATGATACAACGACTGGTGTTTATGTTCCACCTTTCAAGGAAGGAAGAATGTGGTATGATAATCAATATCACAATATGGATTATTACACGGAAGATTCGGGATTCCGTGCACAACTTTGTAAGGAACTTATCATCGGTGTCCACAATCCATATCCTACACAACTTGATCGTCTTACCGTAGTGTATGTGAGTGGTTCAACAGGCAATCGGCCAAGTGTCTATAAAGCCCTGGCCGATGCAACCGGAACAAAATCCAAAATCATTGGTGTAGTTCGTTCCAATATCGCTTCTGGTTCCAATGGTTATATGCTGACCCGTGGTGTGATGCATCGTTCCAATATGGCCACATACGATGTTGGTCAGGCATTATGGTTGTCTCCAACGGTGGATGGTGCAATGACTACGACCAAACCGGAACAGCCTTATCAATCCGTATTGGTGGGATATTGTTCCGAAACAGGAGCCCAAGGCTCATTCGTCTGCGCTATCCAAGAGTATCCAATACCCGCCAATGCTTATGCTGGTATAACATCCGACATCATCCTCACCAATAATCTGAGCGGCTCGATTTACGTATCATCCGGCAGTGTTAATCTGTTCGCCGATTCAACCGGCTTGGGTCAGGTAACTGGCTATGCTTTACTTCCAGCCACGTTGAGTCTAACTACTGGTTCAACGAATTATCTTACGGCGTGGCACAGTGGAAGCGATGCAAACGCCAAATATGAACTAACGACCGATTCGACTTTCGCCAACGGTATCAGTATCGTTCGTGTCGCTACCTTGGATATTTACAATGCGACAACTTCATCTTGGGACGTTCATCAGTTTAACGTGGGTATCGTTGGTTTGGCTCTAGCCAATCGTATCAACAACAAAGATATCCGACTCTATGGCTACCAACGTGAACTGGGTTTGACCCTTTACACAACGGGTTCCAGTGGAAGTTTTGGTATCACCAATGGCACAATCTGGTATGGTCCAAACTCTCATATTGTTCCAACGTTTGATACGACTTTGACTGACCATTACACGTATCTGTTTGTATCAAGTGCCAGTAATGGAACTTCTTCGTGGCAACAAACAACCCAGAGTGTCTATGACAATCTGTATTACAACAGCGCTTCTTATGGTTTGGTTCCATTAGCACAAAATTCCTGGTCGGTCAACTTCGTCTATCGTTTGATGGGAACGGATGATGAATCGGCTATCGTTTTGAGTTCTCAGCAGTTTACGACAAAAATCGAAGCAACAGACAATGCGGAAACTCCGCCCAATCTTCCATCCACCATCGCTGACATTGGATTGTTGGTGGGCCGGTTTATTGTCCAAAGTGGTTCTTTCGTCCCAACCATTGAGTCAGCATTTGCTAGCCTGTTCATCCCATCCGTTGTAACCGACCACGAAAGTTTGACGGGCCTACAGGGTGGTACAGGTGGCCAACACTACCACATGACGTTTGCTGACTATACCGGCACAGGCACGGGAGTCATGGTTCGACAGAGCCAAGCAACAATGTCCAATCCGATGTTTGTTGGAGCCACAGTTGGTAATGTTCCTTATTGGGATTCTCATCAACAACTTACTCTCACCGGCAGCATCCAAGTCGTCAATGACCAATACGTGTTGATTAACTCCGCTTCACTTGACCCAATCAACCCTGAAGCACTGACGGTATTTCAGAAACACAGTTCGTCGGTCAATGTAATCGGTGCCTACGGCAACATTGATAACTTCTTTGAGATTTACGTTCAGAACCAGAGCAGCAGTAAAAGTGCTTCATCTGATATTTGTGCAACCGCTGATATCGGTACAGTAGATAACAACTACATCGATATGGGTATAGCCGGCTCGAATTACACCGGATCAGCCTGGCCGTGGACAAAAGCTCTTGACGGCTACCTCCTAGTGGATGGCGGCGATTTGTGGCTAGCCAATACGACCAACGGCAAAAAGATCCGGTTCCTCATCAGTAATTCTTTGGAGGTAGGCGTATTTGACCAAACAGGATTACTTGCTTCTGGTTCCTTGATTGGAACAGCCAGTTGGGCTAATAGTGCAGTTACAGCATCTTATGCCCCAGTTGAGCCTGCTTATAGTTCAAGTGTAAGTAGTGCCAAACAAAATACTCTGGTGGTTGGTGGAACTTATACAATCACTTCTAGTTGGGCCACAAATGCAAATACCGCATCTTATGTAAATAGACTTAATCAAGATGTTACGGTTACGGGAAGCGTTGTAGTCACAAACACTGCCGGCACTTCACTATACGTTCAGGGAACAGGTGGAGGAGGCGCAGGAGGAAGTTCTGCTGGAAATATTTATTTTAGGTGCGATACAACTTCTGGTGTTCCTGAAAATCAAGTTAGTATAGAAGGTTCTAAAGACCCGGTTACTCCATCAGGTCAAGTTGGTGGCCAACTTATTGTTAAAGTATCAAATAGTAGCGGTGGTTCATCAGAAAGAATAAGAGTTAATCGTGATGGACAAATAATCCTAAGTGGAAGTGTTATTAATGGACCAGAAGGAAATGTCGGTGCTATAGGCTTCTTTGGTAATTTAACGGGATCTGTATTTGGAACCGCAAGTTGGGCAACAACCGCCAGTTGGAGTAATACCGCTTCCTTTGCCCTGGCCGCCGGTTCCGGTGGTACCACACTGATCACAGGATCAATCTATCCGATTACCGCCAGTTGGTCAGGAACAGCAAGCTTGGCAACATCAGCCAGCTACGCAACTACCGCATCTTACGCATTGGGTATTCCGACCATCAAATCGGGTCAAGTTTCCGGTTCGTTATTCGCGGGTAATCCAAAAATCCACACTGTAGTATTTGGGACAGCATATCCAAATAATCTGTATTCAGCTATAGTCACAGGAGAACCATCCCGCACATGGACGATACTTAACAAATCAGGCAGTGGATTTACCATCAATGCAAACAACAACACCGCCTTTACAAGTATGGTATTCTGGCAGACCATCACCCAGGGAGAATTTTACAACTAAACTCATATGGACGACCAAGTATTTTTAGTCAATTCGGCGAGCTTCGACGTGTTT